TTAAACATATTAGGAGCTGCATCTAATTTAGTTGTATCAACAAACGGCGCTGCCTTTACTTTAGTATTTGTAAATGCAACAAGAGGCTGGGCATACAAAGATAAAATATAGGAGCTAATGCATGGCTCTAATTGATTTCAAATTTAGACCTGGAATAGATAAACAAAACACAGAAGCAGGAGCAGAAAATCGTTGGGTAGATTCTGACAACGTAAGATTTAGATATGGTCTACCTGAAAAGGTTGGAGGTTGGGCCTCACTTGTAACAGATACAATTGTAGGTGTAGCCAGAGCGCAACATGCTTTTGTAGATTTAGATGGTAATAGATATGTTGCAATAGGAACAGATAAGTTTTTATTATTATACTTTGAAGGTCAACTGTATGACATATCACCTTTGAAAGCTACAATAACAGGTGCAACAATTGCAACTACAAACGGATCACCTACATGTACAATTACAAAAACTTCACACTCTTTATCTGTAGGAGATATTATTATATTAGATAATGTTACGCTACCGGGAGGTACAGGTTTTAGTAATTCAGATTTTGAAGATAAAAACTTTCAAGTAATAACAGTTCCAACAACAAATACATTTACAATTACACAGACATCAAATGCATCAGGAACAGTATCAACTGGTGGTAGTCTAAGTATAAAACCATACGAACCTGTAGGACCAAGAGCACAGTCATATGGTTATGGTTGGGGTATTGATAGTTGGGGTACAGGTAACTGGGGTGAAGCTGCATCTGCATCAGATGTATCACTAGAACCTGGTCTATGGTCACTTAGTAACTTTGGTCAAGTATTGATCGCAACTATTGCAAACGGTAAAACATTTACATGGAACGCCGGTGATGGTGCTAGACTTACTACAAGAGCATCAACTACAACAACTAACTTTGCAACAGGAAATAATCCTACGGCATCAAGGGTCACGTTAGTATCACCTACAACTAGACACTTAATTCATCTTGGAACAGAAACAACAATAGGTAGTACATCAACACAAGACGATATGTTTATAAGATTTTCTGATCAAGAAAATATAGATAGCTATAATGTTACGTCAATTAATTCTGCTGGTTCACAAAGACTACAAGACGGTAGTAAAATTATTGGAGCACTAAAAGCAAAAGAAAGTATTCTAGTTTGGACAGACAACGCTTTGTATACAATGAAGTTTATAGGTGCACCTTTTACATTTGGTTTTGAACAAGTTGGTACAAACTGTGGATTGATAGGTAAGAATGCAGCTGTAGAAATAGATGGTGTTGCATTTTGGTTATCACCAAAAGGTTTCTTTATGTTTGATGGTACAGTTAAAACATTACCATGCTCTGTAGAAGATTTTGTTTATGATAATATTGATACTACAAAAGGTCAACAAATAGCAGCCGGTCTTAATAATCTATATACAGAAGTTGTTTGGTACTATCCGGGAGCAACATCTGAATATAATGATAAGTATGTAGTTTATAACTATGGAGAAAATTGTTGGTATACCGGAACAGAAGCTAGAACAACATGGATAGATGCAACTATCTATCAAAAACCTTTTGCTACCAAATACGATTCTAATTCATCAGGATCTTTTCCGGTGATAGTAGGTCAATCAGGTCTAGGTCAAAGCACATTCTTTGAACATGAAGTAGGTACAGATCAAGTTAATCCAAATGGTACAACTACAACTGTTACATCGTTTATCAAATCTTTTGATTTTGACCTACAACAAAGACAAAGAGATGCAAGAGGCAGGTCTACAGGACCAAGCATTGCAGGGGAGATATTCTTAGCTGTAAGACGTTTTGTACCTGATTTTAAAAATCTAGAGGGTAATGCTAAAGTAACATTAGCAGTTAAAAGATACCCTCAACAGAACGATACAGTGACTAGTTTGAGCCCCTTTACAATTAATGCTAGTACTGATAAAAAGGATACTAGAGCAAGAGGAAGGTTTGTTAATCTAAAGATAGAGAATGATTCTGTATCGGAATCATGGAGATTTGGGACATTTAGATTAGATATACAACCTGACGGGAGAAGATAATGGCAAAAACGTTATTTGAATTAGTACAAGAGTATTTATCTAAACGTAGTTTACCAGAAACATTTACGTACGATAGATCTAATGAAACACCAGTAGAAGAAACCAAAACAGCTCCTGTAATGCCTGTTGCAGTTGCAGCTGCCATGAGTCCTGGACGTGAAAGAGATAGCGGTATTGAAACATTTTTTAGACCACCTGAAGCTAGAGAAAGTTTAGAAAAATTATATACAGGTGAATATCAAGACTATGAAGACTATTTAGAAGATCAAGATAAAGGAATCAAAGGACTTTTAAGAGGTTTATTTAAATTTTTACCTGGAGGAAGTATGCTTCAAAGAGATCCAATGCCATCAGACCCTATGAGTAAATCTTTTTCAGTGCAATCTTTAGGAGGTGACCCATATGGATACTATGATCAAATGAGAGCGGGTAATATAACAGGACAAGATCCTTTTGGTATAAATACAATATCTGCTTTTGGTAATTATCCGGCTTACGCAGATAAAACTTTTAGAGAACTATCAGCTAAAAAAGCATCTGGTAAAACATTATCAAACTTTGATGAAGCAAGATTAGAATTTTATGGAAAAGTGGTAGAAGAAAATAAAAAAAGAACAGGTCCAGATGGAGATCCATACTTTTTTGGTGATGATGAGTCTGATAAAATTGGTGATGTAGATATAGTAGGTGGTAAAAAATCAATAGTTTCAAATAAAACTCCAATAACTATATTTGGTGAAGGACCTGATCGTGGAATTAGTTCTTTTAGACCAGACTTTGGTTTTATAGATCAAGGTGGTTTTGGAGAGTTTGGACTACCCGGCCCTAGTACAATAGCACAAGTTGCTCAACGAAATAGAGAAGAGGGTGAAAGAATTATAGCGAATAGAAAAAAAGCTCAAGAAATATTAAAAAAACAATCCGCTGGTTTGGCTGCCATTGGATCTGGCGGTGGTGGAAGAGATTCAGGAAGAGATGATAGCCCAACAACAGGTGGTGGAGGATTTGGAGCTGCAGATTTTGGTCCTGGAGATGATAAATATGGAGCTTTATAATGGCAAAAATTAACGTTAGAATACCAGAACCAAAAGAACAATATGATGTTTCTAACCAGAAACAAATAAACAGAACTTTATCTGGTATAGTAGAGCAACTAAACTCTACATTTTTAAATGATTTAAAACAGGAGCAAGAAAGATTTTCTTGGTTTTTAGGTGGCTAATATTTATACAAACGCAAAAGCAGATTTAACAACTAATAATTTGACAACTGTTTTTACAGTGCCATCAGACACTAGAGCTATAGTAAAATCTTTTATAGTATCTAACGACTCTTCGTCAAACGATGATATAGAAGTAATAGTTGTAGATACAGCAGATGTTGCATATAATTTATTTAAGAGTAAAACTATTAGTGCAAATTCAACATTAGATTTATTAACAAATCCTTTGATTTTGACAGAAGGAGAGATACTTAAAGTTCAAGCAACCACAGCTGACAGGTTGCATGTTATTATATCTATGTTACAAATAAACAGAGATTAGGAGAATACATGGCATTTAAAGAACCAGGATCAGTTAGATACGAAATGATAGATGGTAAAAAAGTTCCTATCATAGAGTGTGAAGCTGAGATAACTGTAATTAATAAAAAAACTAACAAAGAGTACGCATCTGATAAAGAAGCAGAAGATGATATTAATAACCCAGATACTGATACAGTAAAAGAGGATATACTTAGATCAGTAAAAATAAGAGTAGCAGCAATGCCACCAATAGGAGCAGCGTCAGACGAATAATATGCCAATATCTAGAGGAATGATGGAAAGACAATTACGTATGGGTGGCGGTATTATGAATATCGTGCCAAGAGAAGAAGCATTTTTAGGTGGTCTTAAGAAAGCTATCAAAGGTGTTGCTAAAGGTATTGGTAGTTTTATTAAATCTGATGCAGGTAAAATGGCTCTTACAGCTGGTGCATTATATGGTTTAGGTGGTGGTACATTCTTTGGTAAAAGTTTACCAGGAATAGCTGGCACAGGTTTTAAAGCAGGTAACATATTATCAAATGTAAAAAATTTACCTTTTATGAGTAAATTTGTTGGATCAGTTGGTTTGGGAAAACTTTTGGGTGGAGGCATGCCTCAACCACAGGTAGGATCATTTGGTGTAAATACACCTGCATTGAGAAGTTACTTAACAGAATATTTTACAAATTTAAATCCACAAAGAGATAACGAAGAGGATGAAGAATATGCAGCTAGAATAAATCAATTAGTAGAATCTAACATGGTAGAATACATGTCAGAAGGTGAGCGTATGGGATTTCAAAGAGGTGGTAGAAGAGGTGATTACGGACAGGCCAGTTATAGTGAGTCTCCATCATTCTCAAGACCCGATGATTCAGGTCCTTCAACTCCACCACCAAGTGTATTAGCAAGAAAACCAAAAGTTAATATTCCAACACCTGATAAGTCTGATGACAGAGGAATTTTAGCAACGGTTGGAGATTATTTTAGTAATCTACCTAATCCTCTTTTCACTCCAGCAGCGGCAGCAGATTTAAACATCGAAGAACAAATTAAAAATTTAGAACAATTAAAAAAGGACCAGAAAAAAAAACTTACTATAGCTGATGATACAGTGGCAAAAGGAATAGGAACAGGAGACATACTAACATCTGTGCCTGATTTAAAAGATCCTAAAGTGGCAGGTGGAATTGCAAAAGCTGGTGGATTATCTACAAGTCTTAAAAAAGTTGGTGGTAAAAAAATTTTTGGGTCAGATTTAATTTTAGGAGGTGAACAAATATCAGTGCCAAGTAAGTCATCTCAACAAGCTATAGAAGAAATACAAAGAGATAAACGTGAACTTGGTTTAACTAAAGAGCAAGTTATAGATAAAGCTAAAGATTTTGATTACCCAACTTCTATTACAGAAGAAGGTGCGAGTACAATATATGACATGGTTGAAGCATATCAAGATTTTCCTAAATTTGCGGCAGAAGGCGGTAGAATAGGCTATGCTAGAGGAGACTCAGCAGAAGACAACGCGATGCAGGCAGCAGGCGTCATGGGCCTACCTTTGAACCAAAATCCAGCAGGAATTACTGAGCTAGATCTTAGAGAAACAGGTGGATTTATTCCTCCAGTTGGTGTAAAAGAGAAGGCTGACGACATCCCTGCGATGCTTTCAAATAACGAATTTGTATTTACAGCTGATGCTGTAAGAGGAATGGGTGACGGTGACGTTAATAAAGGCGCTCAACGTATGTATGACATGATGAAAAGACTAGAAAATGGAGGAAGAGTATAATGGCAGTATCAGAAACTAGAGTTAGACCACCGGAGTTCAT